ATGCTAACCGAAAAGCAGATCCGTTCGCTCAAGCCAGAAGACCGCGACTACGTCATGTCCGATGGGCGCGGTGCGCGCGGGGAAGGGGTGCTGCTGCTGAAGGTTCGCGCCAACGGCACGAAGGAGTTCTATTACCAGTGGTTCGTGGCCGGCAAGAAGAAGCAGCGCAAGCTCGGTGTGTGGCCGACGATGTCGCTCACCGTCGCCCGGGACAAGTGCAAGGGTGCGTCGCCGCAGAGTGAAGCGGAGGGCACGCTGCAGAACCTGATCGATTCGTATGTGGCCAAGCTGAAAGCCGAAGGTGCGGCCTCGGCCGGCAACGTGGAATGGTCGCTCAAGCACTATGTCTCTGAGCCGTTCCCGCACCTGGTGAAGAAGCTGGCCAGTGCCATCGAGCCCGGGGATATCCGCGACGTCATCTCGGCGATGATCAAGGCGAAGGTGACCACCTACTGCAACCGGGTGCGCTCGCAACTGCACGCAGCGTTCCAGCACGGGCTGAATCAGGAATACAACCCGCGGGACTACCTCAAGTCGAAGGTGCGCTTCGGGTTGACCTATAACCCGGTGGCGAGCATCCCAGTGCAGGGCGACTGGGAGCGCCCGGGCCAGCGTGTGCTGAGCAAGGAAGAGCTGGCGGCGCTGTGGAACCTGCTGCCCGAGGAGCTGAGCCTGGTCACGGCGGAGCTGATCAAGTTCCTGATCGCCAGCGGTGGGCAGCGGCCGGAGCAGGTGGTGGCGTCAGACCGCACGATGTACCGCGACGACTACTACATGATCCGCAGCAAGAAGGGCGTAGAAGGCGAGCGCGAGATTCATGTGGTGCCGTTCAACGGCCTGAGCCGCGCCTGCCTGGAGCGGCTGAAACCGGTCTCCGGCGAAGAGGCCTTTCCGTTCATGGGCCGGTATAAGAACAACTCAATCAACGTGCAGTCCGTGTCGCGGGCGGTGACGAAGCTCTGCGCGCGGCACCCGGACACGTTCAAGACGCCATTCACGCTGCGCGACCTGCGGCGCACCTGCAAGACGCTGATGGGTGTGGCGGGCATCAGCAAGGAACTGCGCGATCGCATTCAGGGGCATGCGTTCAGCGATGTTTCGTCGAAGCACTATGACCGCTACGACTACCTGAAAGAAAAAAGCCAGGGCCTCGAGGATTGGGCTACCTGGCTTGTAGATGTGGCTGGCGTGAAGCCATAGCCGTCACGCCGCCTGTTTGCTCCACGCTTCCGGATCCTCCAGCCAAAGGCGCAGGTCGGATGCCCGCCAACCGACGCGGCCTGGCGAAAGCCGGACCTGTTTCGGGAAGCGCCCGGCCTTGATCTCGCGCCAGAGCGTGGCGTGGGACAGGGTTGTAACCTCCAGCACCTGCTCCTCGCGCAGGTAACCCTCAAGCGCGACCACGGCGTTTCCCTCCCTTGCGATGCTTCTTGGTGCCGCCATGGCAGGTCAGGCGGTAGCTGATGAACGTGGCCAGCTCGCCGATCTCGGCTTTGATGTCGTCGATGATGGCGCCCATGATCGCGTTCACTTCCTCATAGGTGGCGCGCTGGATGGTGCGGGAGTTGTCGACGTGGGTCTTACCGTCAGGCGTCTTGACCAGCCATTCCATCAACCAGCGCTGCGGCTTGCGTGGCAGGCGCCCGCTGACATGGGCGGTGTCGTTCGGCATTTCGGTGCTGTAGAAGATCGAGTAGGTCATGCTGCCTCCTCCCCGAGCTGCTGCGCGCTGAGGTTGGCGCGGACGAGGGCGGCGGCTACCGGTGGGCAGACGCTGTTGCCGCACATACGCACCTGAGCGGCCTTGCTGAGCTTCTTGCCGCCGGCGGTGCGGTCGTGGATGTAGTCGGCCGGGAAGCCTTGGGCGGCGAAGAGTTCGTGCGGCTCGAGCATGCGCATGCCGATGTCCACGATCTGGTAGGGCTCGCCCTTAATCATCACGAGCGCGTGCCGGTCCTTGGTGGTGACGGTGTGCAGCGGGTCCTGTAGCTGCTGGCCGTCGCCGGTGCCGTAGTACTTGAGCAGGAAGGCCCGAACTTCGCCCATGTGGCCGCCGGTGGTGAGGGTGTGGATTGGCTCGCGCAGGTCCTGGCCGATGCAGTTGTTGCGGAGCTTCACCAGGTGGCTGGTGACCAGAGCGTTGTGGTCGACGGTGGTCGCGGTTGGCAGCGGGCTTTCGAGGCTGCTGCCCGGGCCGGTGTAGTTGCCGCCGTAATGCTTGGCGAGGAAGGCGGCTACGAGCGCGTGCTTGTTCCCGCCGGCGACGCAGGTGCCCAGCGGCTTGTCCAGGCCCGGCACGCGTGGCGCCTGGCCCTTGCGCTCCCCGTAGCCGACTTGCACCAGGGTGGGCGCTACAATCGCGAAGTGGCCACCCTTTACTTGAGCGCAAATGGTGCGCAGCGGCGCGCCGGCCGGCATGTTGCGCTGCGTGCTGCCGTTGGCGTGCTCTGTGATGAAGGGCGCGAGCGTTGGCACGACAAGCCCTGTGCCGAGCTTGCTGGTGATGGTTTGCAGGGGCTCATCCAGTGGCTGCCCCCGGAAGAAGTCGTGCCCGTGGTTGACCTTCACCAGAAACGGCTGGGCCGATTGCAGCACATAGCGCTGAATGCCCCGGGCGATGCGGCGCAACGTCGCCTCGGCGAGAGGGCGCTTGCGGTCGAAGATGCTCGGGCATGGCAGCGACCAGTCGATGATCTCCGCGGCGGTGCGCCATGGCTTCAATCGCTTCGCCTTGACCGCTTCGCTCGCCGGGTCGCCGTGGGTTGGCTCGGGCCAGACGATGGGCTGGCCGTCGCAACGGGCGATGAGGAACAGGCGCTTGCGGATGGTTGGTGCGCCGTAGTCGCAGGCGCGCAGCTCGCGCCAATCCACCTGGTAGCCCAGGCGGCGGAGTGCGTTGACGAAGCTGGTAAAGGTGCGGCCCTTGTTCTTCGGGCAGGGTCGGCCGTCGGTGGCCAGCGGGCCCCAGGTCACGAACTCCTCGACGTTCTCCAGCATGATGACCTTCGGTTTCACCGTGGCGGCGTAGCGGATGGCGACCCAGGCGAGGCCGCGGATCTCCTTCTTCACCGGGGCGCCGCCCTTGGCCTTGCTGAAGTGCTTGCAGTCTGGCGAGAACCAGCAGAGGTCGACCGGTCGACCGTCGACGACAACGCGCGGGTCCACTTCCCATACCGATTCGCAGAAGTGCTTGGTGTGCGGGTGGTTGATGTCGTGCATGGCCACGGCTTCGGGGTCGTGGTTGACGGCGATGTCGACAGGACGGCCGAGGCCGAGCTCGATGCCCGTGGAGGCACCGCCGCCGCCGGCGAAGTTGTCGATGACCAGGCCGTTGAAGTTGAACGCCGGCTGTGGGTGGAGGCGGTAGAGGTTCTTCATGGCCGCCTCACATGCACATCGCAGCAGGCTGCGTGCCGAGGGTGGCGTCTACGCGCTCCCAGGTTGAAAGCGGGGTGGTGTTCCAGTAGCGGTCAGCAATGGCGATGGCGGCGAGGGCCAGCTTGCTGGCGTGGGCGCCTTGTTCGGAGCCCATCTTGGTGAACACCGTGGCGGCCAGGTTGAGCTTGGCGGCGATCTCGGCGAGGGTTTCGGCGTCCTCTGCGGTGAGTGCGCGGCGTTGGGCGGCGGCAAGTTCGGTGCGCAGGGCGTCCAGCTCCTCGGTCAGGTGCTCCATTGCCTGGGCTGCGTTGAGGCGGCTGATGGTGTGTTCGTGCTGGGCGCGTTCGGCGCGGTGGCGAAGGTTGTCGATTAGCTGGCGGTTGGCGGTAGCCAGGTGTTCGAGGTCCTGCCGGGCGGCGCGGCGGCCTTCGAGGTAGCCGAGGCCGAAGACGATGGCCATGGCGGCGACGGCGCCGACGAAGGCCAGAATCTGGATGGTTGTGAAGTTCATTGCTGTGTCCCTCTGATGTAGAACCGCCGGCTGGTAAGGCCGGCGGGTAGGTGCTGCGCTTACTTGCCGAGGCTGAAGGTGCCGATGCTCAGCGGCACGAGGCCGCCCACTTCCTGCTCGAGCACCGCCTTGAACTCGCGGGCGAACTCTTCGCGCTGGGCTTCTTCCCCGACCCAGCGGAGCTTGAGCTGCGGCTCGTCGCGGCCGGTGATGACGGACAGGCGCAGGGTGATCGTGGTGACCTGCAGGCCTTCGAACGGCACGGTGGTGAAGATGAACGCCGACGGCAGGGTTTCCTGGCTCTTGGCCTCGATCTCGTCCATGGCCGAACGGCTGGAGGAGAAGTCGCCGACGTTGCTGTCGCGCTGGCTGGTGGCCTTGATGACCATGCGGCGCACGGCGTTGATGGCCTTGAGCATGTTCAGGTCAGTGTTGCCGTCGAGCGCCTTCAGGTTGGGCAGCCAGTCCTCCAGCCATTCGGCGAGTGCCTGCTGGCTGTGCGGTTTGCCGACGATGCTCTGCAATGCCGCATAGGCAGCGGTGGGCTTGAGGGTGAGGGTGGCGGTGTCGTCACCGTGGCCGGCGAAGCCCGGGGCGCCCAGGTTGAAGATGACGGTGGCGCGCATGGCGTCCTGGTCGATGAAGCCGCGCGAACTCACCGGCGCGCTGTCATCAAATCCATGCGCTTCGACGTACTTGGTGAAGTCCTGCAGGGAGTGGGTGGCCATGGTGCCGCGGAAGCGATCGCGTACCGGCTGGTACTGCTCGAGGCTGTGCAGGCGCACCGCTTCCGGCAGGACGGCAAGGCGGGTGCCGTCGTCGACGTGCAGTTCGCGCGCTGCGGCGGCCAGGGCGTTGGACTCGATGTGCTGAATGGCTTCTTTGCTCAGTGGCATGGTGTTGCTTCCTTGTGTGGTAAGTGGGTTTTGCTGGGTCAGACTTCGCGCGCTTTAACCGGCGCGTCTTCGCGGCTGAACAGCTGCGCGGTCGGGTCGGTCTGGAACAGTTCGAGGCCGTTGGCGGTGACGTACAGCGGCGTGTCGAGCGTGGTGTCTTCGCGCTTCTTGCCGCGCTTGGTGGGCTGCACGTAGTCGAGCGTGTGCGACACGGCCACCTGGTTGCTCTGGCCGATCTGCTTGAGCTTGAACGTCAGGGTGATCTGGCCTTGCTTGCTGTGCTCGATGACGCCTGCGGCGACGTCGGACAGGGCGCGGCCTACCTGGTCGGCGAAGACGCCGGCGTTGAGGCTGTTGATGAACTCGCTGGTGTCGGTTGCTTTCATTTGCTGTGTCCTTGTTGCGGTTGGTTACGCCACCTGGTCAGTGGCGGGTTGGGTGTTGCTCGGGTCGTGGGCGTCCAGCCAGGCGGCCAGATCGCGCAGGTAAACAACGGGTGGCGCCTTGCGGGTGACGTCCGTGCGGGTGTAGCGCAGGCGGACGCGGCCCTGGTGGATCAGCTTGATCAGCGACTCGACGTCGCCGATGTGCGGCAGGTACTCGGCGCGCACTTCGTCCAGCGGCAGGCAGGGCCGGTCGTAGCGGCGCAGCAGTTGCTGGTAGGTGCTGCTCACGGTGTTGCCCCTCCGATCTCCCCGCGCCCCTCTGTAGTGCGTGCCGGGCTGGGCGCGGTGTGGCGCAGGCGGATGAGTTCGGTGATGCCCTCGATGGTCTTGCCAAGCTGGCGGTCGACGATGTTGCCTGCGGCATCGGTGATGACGCAGGCGTATGGCGTCGCCGGGTCGGTGGTCAGCGTGACGTAGGGCAGAAAGCTGCGCGGCAGCACGGCGAACAGGGCGCACCAGAGCCGGCCAAGGTCATCCGCGTGCGGTTGGTTGGCGCGCAGGTGGATGATGGCCTCGGTGCAAGCGCCGCGCAGGGTGTCGGCAGATACCACGCTGGGGTGGTCCAGATACAGGCTGGTGAGCTTGAGCGCGCCGATTGCGTGTTGGTTGGCAGAGATTGTCATGCGGCGGCGTCCTTCTTGGTGACGGTGATGCCCAGCTGCTCGGCCAGCCAGCCGATCCCCTTTTCGGTGGCCATGACCACGCCGTAATGGCTGTAGGTGCTGATGGCCGGGTTCCAGCGGCTGCGGGTGTCGACGAACAGTCGGCCGCGGCTGCGCTCGGTGCTGATGAGCTCGCCGGCGTGGTTGAGCAGGCCCAGCTCCCGCATGCGGGCGCGCAGCTTGCGCGGGCCAATGCCGAGCACGGCGGCGGCCTGGTCGAGGGTGCGGTTCATGGTGGCGGGCCTCAGGCTGCGGGGCTGGTGGCCGACAAGGCGCAGCGGGCTTCCGCGATTGCGAGGTCCATCCAGGCGTCTCTGCTCAGCTCAGGAAACAGGCGCTTCTGGCGGTCCCATTCCGCGCAAATCTTGAGCAGCGCCGGTTCCAGCTTGCTTTGCTCTGGCTGCGTCGGTGCCGGCTCTGCCTGTGCATTCAGCTCACGCGCGGCAGCATTGAATGCGGTCGTTGCTGCTTGCAGGTCGTTCGGCTCGGTGCGCAGCGGAACGGCCTCCGCTGTATCCACCGTGCCGTTGGCTACGGCTTCGATCCAATCGGCCAGGTGCTGGGCGTTGGCGCCGTCGTTGCGCTGGAGGGTCATGCTGTGGCGCTGTTCGCGCATGTACAGCTCGGCCATCAGCATGCCGCCGCCGAGGCCGGTGAACGGCTCGATGGTGAGCGATGCGCGCAGCTCGCGGGCGGGCTGGGTGAGCAGCAGGGTTTCGCTGCCGCCCTGGTTGGCGAGCATGCCGAGGGCGGCTTCTCTGCCTCTGGTAAGGGAGAAGGTGCTCATGCTGCGCCACCGAACGGACCGAAGTCCTCGAAGGCGGGGAGGGTGTGGCGCTTGAGTTGTGCGGCGCGCAGGGTGACGTGAGCGGTTAGGCCGGTTTCACGTTCGATACGGCGTACGGTGACGGGGTTGGATGTCGCTGCCGGGTGCAGAAAGACCGGGCAGCGGGTGCTGCTGTGTTGTGCTGTGTCCATTGTCGCGATCCCGTGGTAAGTGGGTACGCGACAACATTAGCGGCTGCTAATTCATTGCGCAATAGCGAATGCTAAATTTGCTATCCGAAGATGTACATTTGCCAGTGTTGCTCGCTGATGATCGATAGCGGTGCGCCGCCATCGCGGAGCTCAACGGCCTTCTTGATCTTCGTGCCATAGGTGCTGTGAAGCCATTGGTCGTTGCCGATGCTACCGACAACCACGTAGTGCACTTTCTTGCTGACAGTGCCACCAATGATGCCGCCTCGCTCGGTGACAAGCGCTTCGCAGTCCTTGCGTGGGCCGTAGGCCATGGTGCCGGTGAAGAGGTAGCAACGCCCGGGGATGACCAGCTCTGGTGCTGGGTCGCAGAAGGGCAGGGTGGTTGGTGCGGTAAAGGGCTTCTCGGTGGCGAGAGTCGGGCCGGTGAACTTGTGCAGCAGCTCGACCAGTTCGGTGCTTTCTTCCGGCTGCAGGATGCCGTCGCTAAGCATGTCGGCCAGCCGGCGGTAAACGATGTTTACGACTGGATCATCGAAGTGCGCGAAGTTTGCCTCGATCCAGCCTTTGAGGAACTCGGCTTCTTTCTGGTTGACCGTGCCGTCCGCGATCAGGCCGGCGGCCATGCCGATCAGCTCGTCGGCGGCGCGGCGTTCAATCCGTGCCTGATGGAAAAAGCGACTGTTCTGAAATTCCTGGTGCAGATCCATGTGTTGCTCCTTCGTCGTCGGTGTCATTCCCTTGGCCGGCGAGCTTGGAATGGTCACCGGTAAAGGTGACGATCATGCCCGTGCGGCTACAGATGATGGTTGGCTCTTCGTTCAGGTCGATGTGCAGCGGTTCGCCGCGCAGCGCCTGCCATTCGGCCAGGTAGTGCAGCGAGCCCCAGCGAGTGAGCTTCTTGAGGGTTTTCAGGCCGCCGCCTTTCCAGCCCAATGGCGGGAGCTCGCCGGCCTTGCAGCGCGCTGCCAGTTCGGGATTACGTAGTGCGTCGCGTCGGCCGATCTCCCAGGAGCGGATCAGCCCGCGATCTTCGCCTTGCCAGGTCTGTTCCCAGGTCAGGCCGGTGCGGTCTGGTTGTTTGGTGTTGCGATAGATGCGCATGCGGTCCCTCGCTGATGGTTAGAGCTCTACGATCTTGCGCCGCGCGCGGGCGCATACCATCCACTCTTCGTTGAGTTTGATGAACTTGTCGGGCCAGTCGGGGTTGGTGGCCTGCAGGAAGTACTCGTTGCCATCCCGGCACAGCCTCTTGATCGTGACGGATTGGTCGCTGATGCGTTTGGCCAGCACGATGTTGCCGGGCGCCCACTGCATATCGGGATCGAACACGACCTTCTCGCCCGGCGCCAGTAACGGGAACATGCTGAAGCCGTTGACGACGAGAACAAACGCGCGTGGCCCGGCGGGGCCGCCGGCTTCGACCCATTCATCAGCGTGGCCAGGTTGGAAGTTATCCACGGCTTCGCAAAATTCTCCGGCCTGAACTTCTCCAATCACAGGCAGCATCCTTTGCTGGTTGTACCGACCCAGTGCATCGGATACCGCGGCGCTGCTGGCCATCTCCAATTGAGCGGCGACAGAAAACGCTGCGCTGCTTGAGTCTGGCGTATCGCCTGATCCTGGTGCGGTCAGGGTGCCCGGCAACAGGGCCAGCTTCTTTTCCAGGTTCGCGGCGGCGCGCTCGCCCATGTTCCTGTGGCCGTTGAGTATCTGCGACAGGTATGAGGCGTCGAGGTCGTGCCGCTCGGCGAACTTTGTGAGTGTCGAGTCGCCGATCAGGGCTTTGAGCGCGGCTATGCGGGACTGGTAAATATCCATCTCCTTATGGTCTGCCGCCGTTAGCAAACTGTAAATTACGTTTTGCTATTGCGTATCCCATTAGCGATTGCTAATGTGCTTCTCCAATGGAGGAACACATGAATCTTCTCGATTTCATCAAGCCGCTGGACAAGAACGCCTTGCAGGCCTTGGCCACCCGTTGCGACACAACGCCGGGCCAGCTCAAGCAGGTGGCTTACGGCAACCGCCGTGCGAACGCGGCGTTGGCGATTGCGCTGGACCGTGAAACCAGCGGGGCCGTCACCTGTGAGGAAACCCGGCCGGATATCGATTGGGCCTACCTGCGCAATTCCCCCGCGTCAGGCGAGACGACTGACGCCGCGCGGCGCCCATTGCGTCGCCGCGGTGAGCGGCGGGGCGAGGATCGCCGGCAAAGCGAGCGCAGAAGCGGCGAGCGTCGCGCCTAACCAGAATCACAGCCCGCCTTTCAGGACACAGCACAGCATCACGTATCAGGCGGGAGCCGGCCCGAGAGTCTTACCAACGCCATCGGGCCGGCGCCGGGCAAGCAGCCTAGAAACACAAAAGCCTGTCGCTACGGCGGCAGGCTTGTATAGAGGTCGAGAACTGGGGACCCACTTACCACAGCAAGAACCCCAGCCTCGACGGTCCGGTAACCGGTTACCAGCCGGCTACCTCAACCCGCGACCCGTGGACACAGCAGTCATGAGGGTCGCGTGCTGTAGGTGAACTGTAGGGCAACGGCCCGGCGGTTGGCTACAGCGTTACAGGGGCATTAACGCTATGAGCCGTAAAGACCTTCTGCCGGGCGCTGGCCCGGTGCTGACCACCCGCCAGGCGCTGTACCGCGCCACGCGCGATGCGGTGGGTGGGCAGAACGCGGTGGCGCTGACCATCGGTATCGACCCCGACGAGCTGAGCAAGCGCGTCAACCCTACGGGCAACCGCCCGCTGCACCCTGAGTTCCTTGAAGAGATCGTGGCGACCACGCGCGACCCGCGCCTGCTGGCGGCGTTGGTGCGCCCGGCCGGCGCGGTGGCGTTCGTGCCGCAGCCGGTACCGGCTACGCGCGATGCGCTGAAGGCGTTGGGCGCGCTGCTGCAGGCCGAAGGCGAGTTCGTCGGCAGCCTGCACGATGGCGCCGAGGACAATTGCTGGGAGCGGCACGAGGTGGAAGCGCTGCGCTACCACGCGAACAAGATGATCGGCGAGATCCTGGGGATTGTGGCGGGCGCTGAGCAGGCGATGGAAGCGGAGGCGGTGTGCCATGGATGAGCATCTGATTGAACGCGCCCAGCGGGAGCAGGACGAGGAGCTACAGCGCATTATCGCCAGCCGTGTGCAATACCAGGGTGAGAGCCTGAGCGAGTGCGAAGGGTGCGGAGGCGAGATTCCGCAGGCCCGGCGCGAGGCGGTGAAGGGGTGCCGGATGTGCACCGAGTGCCAGGGCATCGAGGACAAGCGGAATGCGGGGGTGCGGCGTGGTTGAGCGCGTACCGTTGACGTTGGCCGACCTGATCGAGCTGCTGCAGTACATCCCCGCCGATGACCGCGACACCTGGTTGCAGGTGGGCATGGGCATCAAGGCGGAGTTCGCCAGTGCTGGCTTTGACGCCTGGGATACTTGGAGTGCGACGGGCGCAGGGTATAACGCAGGCGATGCGAAGACGGTTTGGCGGAGCTTCCGCAAGGCCGGCACGGGCATGGGCACGGTGATCAAACTGGCGAAGGACAACGGCTGGCGGCCGCGCCGGGAGCCAATGACTGCCGAGGAGAAACGCCGCCTGAATGCCGAGGCGGAAGCCCGGCGGGCGGTGCGGCAGGCTGAGATCGAAGCGGACGAAGCACGGGCCTCGGTGATGCGCGAGGCGGTGGCCAGCGCGTGTGAGCTGATCTGGACGAAGCATTGCAAGCCGCAAGGCGAAAGCCCCTACCTGGAACGCAAGCAGGTGGGGGCTTTTGGCGTTGGCTTCTTCCATTACACGGTTGTGCTTTCCATCGATGACGAGCGGCAGCGCTGCGATGTGTGGGTGGGCAGTGAGACGCGCGAGTTTTTCGCCAACCTGCCGAAGCCGCGGCCGGATTCGATCAGCTTCCTGATGTTCAAGAAGGGCAGCATTGCCATTCCGCTGCGCGATGCGGCGGGCAAGCTGTGGAGCCTGCAGGCGATCAACGAGCAGGGCACGAAGCTGTTTCCGAAGTACGGGCGCAAGGCGGGTTGCCGGCATGTGCTGGGTGACTTGGCCGGCGCGCCGGTGATTGGCGAGGCCGAAGGCTATGCGACTGCTGCCAGTGTGCACATGGCGAAGGGCTGGCCCGTGGCGATGGCGCTGGACTCCGGCAACATGCCGGCGGTAGCGCGTGACCTGGCGGCGCAGTGCCCGGAAGCGCTGATAGTGGTCGCCGGTGACGATGACCCGACGAAGCCTGGCAACCCGGGCCGCAAGAAGGCGGAAGCGGCGGCGGGTGAGGTGGGCGGCATTGCTGCCTTCCCAACGCTGCCGGCCGAAGGCGAGGCGGGGCAGGACTGGAACGATGTGCATGTGGCATGGGGGCTGGAGGTGGTCGCGCAGCAGCTCGATGCGGCTGTTGCGGCTGGCAAGCCTTCCCCGGCCCCATCCGCTGACGAAGCCGCTGCGCCGGCCGGCTCCTCCGACAACGGGGGGCAGGGGGCGGGCTTCACGCCCGAGCAGGTGCTGCGGCGGTTTGCGCTGGTTGAGGGCACGACGCAGGTATGGGACCAGGATAAGAAAGCGGCGATGAAGAAGACCGCCTTCGAGGCGCTGGTGGGCAAACCGCTGGCGAAGACCTGGCTGGATGACACGAACAAGAAGCTGATCGGCGCCGATGCGGTGCGCGAGATCGAGCAGGCGCGGCGCATGGCGGGCAAGAAGGCCGGTGCGCTGGGCATGCCGCCGACCGAGCGCTATGTGTACATCGACGGGACGAAGGATGTGTGGGACCGCGAGAAGAAGCGGCGCATCCCGGAAGGTGCGGTGAAGATGGCGCTGGGCGATGCCTATGCGCTGTGGCTCAACAGTGCCGAGCGCCGCACGGTGGACGTGGACCACATCGTGTTCGACCCGACGATGACGAAGGACCCGGCGACGTACATCAACACGTTCGAGGGGCTGCCGCTGGAGCCGGTGCGCGATGACGCTGCGTGCGAGAACCTGCGCTGGCTGATCTCGTTTCTGTGCAACCACGACGGCAAGGCGCTGCACTGGCTGACGAAGTGGCTGGCCTTTCCGCTGCAGCACCCGGGCGCGAAGCTGGACACCGCTGTGCTGATGCATTCGGTGATGGAGGGTTCGGGCAAGAGCCTGTTCTTCGCGGACACGATGGGTGCTCTGTATGGGCAGTACGCGGCGACGGTGGGGCAGACGCAGCTGGAGTCGAACTTCAACGCGTGGCAGAGCCGGAAGCTGTGGGCGGTGTTCGAGGAAGTCGTCAGCCGCGACCAGCGTTACAACCAGGTGGGCAAGATCAAGCATCTGATCACGGGCAAGACGGTGCGGATGGAGTCGAAGTTCATCAATGGTTGGGAGGAAGCCAACCATATGAATGCGGTGTTCCTCTCGAACGAGATTCTGCCGTGGCCGATCAGCGACAGCGACCGGCGGCTGCTGGTGATGTGGCCACAGGAGACGTTGCCGCCGGAGCGGCAGCAGGCGATCGGGCGCGAGCTGGCCAATGGTGGTGTGGCGGCGCTGTATGCGTGGCTGCTGGCGGTCGACCTGGGCGACTTCAACGAGCGGACGCGCCCGCCGCATACCGATGCGCGGCAGCGCCTGGTGGCGTTGAGCCGGGCCGGCTGGCAGACCTTTCTGCATCAGTGGCGTACGCAGGAGCTGGGGCGCGGGCTGTGGGGTGGCTGCCTGTCGAGCGACCTCTATTCGCTGTTCCTCGAGTGGTGCCAGCGCAACCGTGAACACGCGATGAGCCAGACGAAGTTCAGTCTGTTCATCAGTTCCGAGGTGGAGAAGACGGCACGACCGATCCCCTGGACGGACGGCAACTCACGGCGCTTTGGCGCGTTCTTCATCCCTGACGATCCGAACTCTTCCCTGCCCCCATCTCTGACGAGCGCTGCGCTCGGCCAGATGGTGAAGGATTGGCGTGCGAAGGCGCGGGAGGCGGGCTGGGACGTGGATGGCTGGGATCATGTGAAGGGGAAGGCAGCATGAGTGCGCGCGATTGTGTGTCGGGTGTGTTGGGTTGTGTCGGGTTTGGTTTTGCGACCCAACACAGCGCGGAGCAAGCAACGGCGGGGCTTTGCGGCGTGTGTGTGGGGTGTGTTGGGTTTGACGCGCGCGCAGGCGTGCATGCGCCGATTCGTTTGGATGTTTCAAAGGCGGTGCTGTTTTTTTCTTATGCGAGGGCTGAAAAACCCAACAAACCCAACACGCCCGACACAAATGCTTTGAAGGCATTGATTTGTAAGGGTTTTGAGTGTGTCGGGTTTGTGTTGGGTTGGGCGTTTGTGTGTCGGGTTGGTTTTGCAGGGGAGGTGGGCCGTGATTGAAGCAGTGGAGGCGTTGTTGCAGCACTGGGGAGAGCGGTGCCGGGGCGGGCTGGGTTCGCCTGGTGCGTCGGGTTCGTCACCGCTGGCGGCGGCGATGCAGTACGGCGGGATGATCCCCTCTTCTGGTCGCGGCTCGATGGGGCTGGCGGGCGCGGTCGATCAGGTTGCCGAGGAGGTGGATGCTGCCATCGGGACGCTCAAGCAGGCGGGGCTAGTGCAGGACCGCAAGCTGGCGAAGGCGTGGCGGCAGGCTGGGAACACGACTCGCCCGCCGTTCTGCCTGGAGACGCAGCTGGTGAATCTGGCCATGGTGCGCTACCTGCCTGACCCGATCCCGACGATTAAGCAGCAGATGCGGCGGGTGCGGATAGGCTCGGAGCGTACCTATCACGAGCGCGTGCAGCAGCTGCACGAGCGAGTGAGGGCGGAGCTGGAATGCCGCCGCCGGATGCAGCGGGTGCATGGCGGGCGTTACGTGGCTTAATTCCTTCGACGCTATTGGCGGAAGATAAGCGGCGGATAACCATCATATAACCGGAACATTGCAGGGTGGCTTTAAATCACGGTTTACGCCTCCGCAGTCGGGGGGTAAAAAGCGCATAACAGGTCAGAGCAGCGCCAAGGCGATGACCGAAACGAGCCTAACTTGCTGTGTCAGGCAACGGCCGGTTCCCCTGCCGGTCACCTCTCAAAGCCCCGCCATCGTGCGGGGCTTTGTCTTTTCTGGCTGATGGCGCCGCCATCGCCCTTGCCCGTCGCCATGCGGGCCTTTTATTCGGAGTGCGGTGCATGTCGACCGAACAGCAGATGCAGCAGTCGCTGGCGGACCTGCCAGCGTGGATGCTGATCCTTGTCGCGCTTGCCGGGCTGACTGGTGAGATGTGGCGCGCCGAGGCTGCTGGCGTGGCAGTGGGTGTGCTGGTCAAGCGTGTGCTGCTGCGCTTCGGCAGCTCGGCGCTGTTCGGTGTTTCGATGCTGATGTTCGTCTACTGGCTCAAGCAGGACTATCTGCTGGCCGGCGCGATGGGCATCGCCGTGGGCCTGATCGGTGCAGACATCGCCGGTGGCATCTATGCGCGCTACCTGGCCAAGAAGGCGGGAGTCTGCAATGTCGAGCGGCAGGGCTGACCGGCGCGGCACGGCTGCGTCACGCGGGTACGGCTACCGCTGGCAGCTGGCCCGTGAAGATCACCTGAGGCGCAACCCGTTTTGCGGGGGGTGCAGCAGCCCAGCCCGCCCGGTGCTGGCGCAGGTGGTGGACCACAAGACGCCGCCCCGGCTGAAGGAAGCGAAGGCGAGCGGTGACCCCGAGCGCATTGCGGCTGCCTGGAAGTTGTTCTGGTCGCGGGATAACTGGCAGTCGCTGTGCACCAACTGCCACAGCTCGGACAAGCAGCGCTTCGAGAAGTCGGGGCGTCAGCCAGGGTGCGGCACCGATGGCCGCCCGCTCGACCCGCGCCACCACTGGCACCGCCCAGGGTAGGGGGGGTGAAAAATTCAGCCGGCGACCCGCTCTAGACCAGTCCCCCATCACCGTGTGCAACGGCGGGAAAAATGGAGAGGGGGGTATCCGGAAAACGAAGCGCATCAGAGGTTATTTATGGCCGGAAACAGTAACTCGGGCCGCCCGGGCAAGCCGGCGCACCTGCACCTGCTGCAGGGTAACCCGAGCAAAAAGAACGCCGACCAGTTGCTGGCCGAGGTGCTGGAACCGGCCGTGCCGGTCGACGCACCGCCGAAGCCTGACTGGCTGAGCGCCGAGGCTGCCGCCGAGTGGGATCGCGTGGTTGCGGACCTGCTTACCCTCGGCTGGATCAGCAAGTTGGACATGATGGCGCTGGCCACCTACTGCGAAGCGGTAGCGGACTGGCAGCGCTTCCGCCGGCTGATCGCCGAGCACAACGCCAAGGCCGAATGCAGTGGCGACATCCAGACATTCGCCACTGGCGCCAAGCAGATCAGCGTGTGGCGGCAGCTGGCCAACGACGCCGAAAAGCGCGCGAACGCCGCCGGCGCCCTGTTTGGTTTCTCGCCGATGGCCCGCCGCAATATGAAGGCGGCGGCCCCGCAAGGTGAGCTATTCCCCAATGAACAACGAGACGCTGCCGCCAAGTACTTCAGTTGACCGTGTAACCGCATTCGCCCAGGCGGTGCTGGCCGGTGAGCTGGTCGCAGGCCCTGACGTGCGTAACGCCTGCAAGCGCCACCTGCGCGACCGCGATACCGCCGAACTGCGCGGGCTGGTCTGGAATCAGGCCGCGGCTGACAAGGCGCTCGGCTTCTTCGAGGAAGTGCTCTGCCTGAACGGCGGCGAGTACGAGGGCGAACCCTTCGTGCTGGCGCCCTGGCAGGCCTTCGTGGTCGGCAGCCTGTTCGGCTGGTACACCGTCGACGGCTACCGCCGCTTCCGGATGGCCTACATCGAGACGGGCAAGGGCTCCGGCAAGTCGCCGCTGGTAGGTGGCATCGGCCTTTACGGCCTGGTTGCCGACGATGAGCAGCGCGCCGAGATCTACGCAGCCGCCACCAAGCGCGACCAGGCGATGATCCTGTTCCGCGATGCGGTGAGCATGGTCAACATGTCGCCCGCGCTGGTGCGCAGGCTGGTGCAATCGGGCCGGGACGAGAAGGTCTGGAACCTGTTCTACCCGAGCACCAATAGCTTCTTCCGGCCGATCAGCTCGGACGATGGCCAGTCCGGCCCGCGTCCGCACATCGGTCTGCTCGACGAGCTGCACGAGCACAAGAGCGCCACCGCCGTAAACATGATGCGCGCCGGCACGAAGAACCGCCGCCGCGCCATGATCGTCATGATCACCAACAGCGGCAGCGACAAGAACAGCGTCTGCGGTCAGTACCACGAGCTGGGCAAGCGCATCTGCGCCGGCATCGAGGACAACGACAGCCTGTTCGCCTTTATCTGCTCCCTGGACGAAGGCGACGACCCGTTCACCGATGAGAGCTGCTGGGCGAAGGTGAACCCCTCGCTGGACTTCGTGGCGGATCCGGAGCGGCAAACCGAGGGCATTCCCGGCCGCAAGTACCTGCGCGAACAGGTGGCCGAAGCGCGAGGCCTTCCGGCGAAAGAGGCGGTCGTGCGCCGTCTGAACTTCTGCCAGTGGACCCAGGCGGACAACCCCTGGATCGGATGGGACGTATGGAGCGCAGCCGAAGAGCGCGTGCCCATGCGCCTGCTGCGCAACCGCCCTGCGGTGGCGGGGCTCGACCTGTCGAGTACCACCGACCTTACGGCGTTCGCGTTGCTGTTCTACCCGACCGAAGCCGACCCGCACTGGCGGCTGCTGCCGTACTTCTGGATTCCGGACCATCAGCTCGAGGAGCGGGAGCGCCGCGACAAGGTGCCCTACAGCGTCTGGATCAAGGAAGGCCATCTCGAAACCACGCCGGGCAAGGCCATCAGCAAGCTGCATGTGCTGCGCCGGCTGCAGACGATTTGCGACTACTTCGAGGTGCACCAGATCGCTTACGACCGCTGGCGCATCGAAGACCTGCGCGAGCTGATGAACGAACACGGCATCACGCTCCCGGAGCTGACCCCGTTTGGCCAGGGCTTCAAGGACATGGGGCCTGCGGTGGATGAGTTCGAGCGGCGCCTGCTGGGTACCGTTGCGGAACCTGACGTGCTCGACCTCGACCCCGGCGACTATCAACTGGTACCGCGCGAGGCGGCGGAAGTCGAAACGCTGCGGCATGACGGCAACCCGGTCCTTACCTGGAACGCGGGCAACGCCATCACCGTGTCGGACCCGGCCGGCAACCGCAAAGTGGACAAGCAAAAGGCGATCGGCCGTATCGATGGCATCGTCGCCGCGATCATGGCGACCGGCATCAGCGGCGCCGGCAGCGTGAGCAGCGGCACCTCAATCTACGAAGAAGGCACGGGCATATGAAACTGATGGTGCTTTCCTGGCTGGCCGGGCTGGCTGGGTTCGGCCTGCTGGTGGCGGGTGTCGCCCTGCTCAACATTCCCGCCGCGCTGATGGTGGCCGGTGGTGGGCTGCTCGGCTGGTCCTATCTGGCCGACCGCGCTGCCGCCAAACTCAACGCAAAAGGGGGCTGAAATGTTCTTTTCCAGCCTTCTCGGCGACACGCGCGGCAGCGTCACCGAAAGCAACGACTGGTGGCGCGGGCTGATTGGCCGCGGCAAGAACAGCAGCGGGATGGTCGTCACGCCGGAAACGGCGCTGGGCATCCCGGTGCTGCAGAACTGCGTCACGCTGCTGGCCGAATCCATCGGCCAGTTGCCGCTCGAGCTGTACCGTCGGCAAGGGCAGGGCCAACGCGACGCGGCCATCAACCATCCGCTGTACGACGTGCTGCGCTACCAGCCCAACGGCTTTCAAACGCCGTACGAACTGCGCGAGTGCACCCAGCTCTCCGCTGGCCTGCGCGGCAACGGCTTCCAGCTGATCGAACGGCGCGACGACGGCAACGTGGCTGCGCTTTGGCCGCTGGATACCAGCAAGGTGATCACCTACAAGGGCGGCGACATGCTGCCCTACTACCAGGTGGGCAACCATCCGGAGCGGCTGCCGATGCGCATGGTTCACCATGTGCGCTGGCACACGGTCAACCACTACACCGGGCTGTCGCCCATCGAGCTGCACGCCGAAGCGGTGGGGCTGGCGCAGGCGGTACGCCAGTACACTGGCAAGAGCTTCGCCAATGGTGCGGCGGTTTCTGGCGTCATCGAGCGGCCCCGCGAGGCGCCGCCGATCAAGGATCAGGCGAGCATCGATCGCATTCTGGATCAGTGGGGTGACAAGTACGGCGGCATGGACAACGCCAAGAAGGTCGCGCTGCTGCAGGAAGGCATGGCCTTCAAGCCGATCAGCATGAGCCACGTCGATGCCGACATCGTCAACATCCTCAAGCTCAGCGGCACCGACGTAGCGCGGATCTACAAGATCCCGCTGCCGATGGTTAACGATCTGGAGAAGTCGAACTACAACACGCTGGAACAGCTGCTGATCCAGTTCGTGGTTTTCGCCTTGCTGCCGTGGGTCAAGCGTCACGAGCAATCGATGATGCGCGACTTCCTGCTGCCCAAGGACCGGCGCGACCACTTCATCGAGTTCAACCTGTCCGGCCTGCTACGCGGCGACCAGAAGAGCCGCTACGAGTCGTACGCCATTGGCCGTCAATGGGGCTGGCTGAGCGTTAACGACATTCGGCGGCTGGAGAACATGCCACCGGTTGCCGGCGGCGATGTGTACCTGCAGCCGCTGAACATGGTCGATGCCGGCAAGGGCATGCCCGACCTGAACAACCCCAACGTCCGCGCGCAGCTCGAACTGCAGCACGCTGAAATCGAGAGGATCCTGGCGCAATGAAAGCCTATCTCAGAGCAGCCAGCCTGCTCTTCAACCAGCCGCTGCTGATTACCCCGGACATGCTCGAACTGGGCGTGCGCTGGGCCAACCAGGCGATGAGTCTGAACATCGTCAACATCGGTGCCAGTGACGGCGCCCGGATGATGGAGGACGAAGGGCACAGCGACCGCCTGGCGCTGGCCGAGGAAAGCCGGCGGCAGACCATCGCGCGCACCGGCATTCAGGTCATCGACGTGCACGGTGTGCTGGTCAGCCGCGGGGCGCACCTGCAGCCCTGCGAAACCATGACCAGCTACGAAGGGCTTCGCCAGCAGCTTCGCGCAGCGGTCGCTGATCCGATGGTCGAGCACATCGTGCTGGACATCGACAGCCCGGGCGGCGCCGCTACCGGTGCCTTCGAGCTGGCTGCGGACATTCGAGCCATGGCCCAGCAAAAGCCGATCACCGGGGTGATCAACTTCAGCGGCTACAGCGGCGGCTACATCATCGCGGCGGCCTGCAGCGAGATCGTGGTCAGCCAGACCAGCGGGGTCGGCTCGATTGGCGTCATCGCCAGCCACTACGACCGCAGCCAGATGAACGAGAAGCTCGGCGTGAAGGTGACCACCGTTTACGCCGGCTCGCACAAGAACGACCTGACGCCGCACGAGCCGATCAGCGACCAGTCGCTGAAGGTGCTGAACGACCTGGTGCAGGAGAGCTATCAGCTGTTCGTCAACGCCGTGGCCGATTACCGGGGGCTGTCCGTGCAGCAGGTCATCGACACCCAGGCAGGTCTCTACCGTGGCAAGGCTGGCATCGCCGCGGGGCTAGCCGATCGGCTGCAAAGCCCGCAGCAGGCCGTGGATGAGATATCCCAGGCCATCGCCCAGGCGCGAGCCCAGCGCAGCCCGACGCGGATCGGCATGCGCGCTGCCGCAGCCGACTTGCAAACCCGATTCTGACCGCGTTCGCGGCAGCTAACCCGAGCCCGCCCAGTGCGGGCTTTTTCATGCCCAGGAGACACCCGATGTCCAAAGTACTTCAACTGCGAAGCGAACGCGCCCAGCTCAACACTGAGCTGCAAGCGTTGGCCAAACTCGAGGCTGACGGTACCAGCCTCAATGCCGAGCAGCTGGCCAAGTTCGGCGAGCTCGAAGCACAGATCAACACCCTGTCCGACAAGATCAGCCGTGCCGAAAGCGCGGAGCGCGCCGCGGCCTCGGCCGCCGTGCCGGTGAACGAAGGCGCCCAGGGCATCAACAGCCCGCCTGGCAGTCGTGTGGAAGGCCCGTTCAACCAGCCGACCAAGCCCGATGTGGCCATGGCGCAGATGGTGCGCCTGCTGGTTCAGGCCCAGGGCAACCAGCAGCAGGCCGCCGAGCTGGCCAAGGTGAACGGTTTCGGCGCCGACGTGCACATGGCGCTGTCCACCGTGACCGCTGGTGCCGGCGGTGTGCTGGTGCCGGAGAATTTCAGTTCCGGCGTCATCGAGTCGCTGCGTCCGAAGTCGGTGGTTCGTCGCATGGGGGCGGTCAGCCTGCCGCTGAACAACGGCAACATGACCCTGCCGCGTATCAACGGCAATACCTCGGTCAGCTACATCGGTACCGAGCAGGATATCCCGCTCACCGAAATGACCTTCGCCGACCTCAAGCTGTCGGCCAAGAAGGCGGCTGCCATCGTGCCGATCTCCAACGACCTGCTGGCCTTCTCCGGCGTCAACCCGCGCGTCGATGCGCTGGTCAGCAGTGACCTGGCCACCAGCATGGGCCTCTCCGAGGACCTGCACTTCATCCGTGGCTCGGGCGTCGACCCGCTACCCAAGGGCCTGCGCAACTGGGCGCCGGCTGGGCACATCATCGCTGCGCCGGCCGGTGTCACCCTGGCTGACGTCGATACCTTCCTCGGCGGTCTGATGCTGCGCCTGGAGGTGGCTAACGTCGACCTGGCTGCCTGTGGCTGGCTGATGCACCCGCGCACCATTCGCTGGCTGCAGAGCCTGCGAGATGGCAACGGCAACAAGGCCTATCCGGAGATCGATGCCGGCCTGCTCAAGGGCTACAAGTGGGCGCTCACCACCCAGATCCCGACCAACCTGGGCGTGGGCGGAAACGAGTCCGAAATCTACTTCGTCAACTTCGCCGACTGCTACATCGGTGAGGTCGAGCAGCTGGCCATTGCCATCAGCACCGAGGCCTCCTACAAGGACGGCGAAGGCAACGTGGTCAGCGCCTTCCAGCGCGACCAGACACTGATCCGCGTGATCAGCAAGCACGACTTCGGCCCGCGCCATATCGAGTCGATCGCCATCGGTACCGGCGTCACCTGGGGTGCCGGCATGTAACTGACTGCCCCGCCATCCGGCGGGGCGTCCCTTGAACCAAGCGAGACTCCAACATGAGCAAGCCGACCATCATCAAGTTCAAGAAACCCTGGCAGGGCTACGGCCCGAACGAAGTAGCCGGGTTCGCCAAGGAAAAGGCCGATCAACTGATCGAAGCGGGCGTGGCGGAAGCTTACGCCAAGGGTAAGGGCGCCACGGCCACGCAGCCTGCCGCACCCAAGGGCGGCGCCACCGGAGCTACAAACACTGGTGACAACACTGCCGAGAACAAAACCGGCGATAACGACACCGTCGACGAAGACAAGAAGCCCTAAACCATGGCCAAGCGAATCGCCTACACCGGTCAGCCGGTTCTGACGCTCGAAGACGTGGCCCGGCAATGCCGGGTCGAAGTCGAAGACCTGCAGCCGGAGCTGATCGAGCTGATCATCATCCCCGGCGTAACGGCCCAGTGCGAGGCGCGGACCGGTGCGGCGATTCGTGGAGCCACCTATGAGGAGGAGTGGCCGCCGGCCTACGGCTCAGGCCACGCCCTCGACGTGGGGCAGGTCAAGGAAGTGCAGTCGGTGAGCGTGCGCGAAAGCGACGGCTCACTGACCGCCCTGCAGGTGCCGCATGTGCTACAGCACAGCGCCCGCGAAAGCTTCCTCATCTTTCCTGCCGGGCGGCCTCCCGGGCGCTTGGTGATCCGCTACAGCGCCGGTCTCGATCTGGATGCTTACCCGGGTGTGAAAAGCTGGATGCTGATGCACGCGGCGACGGCCTTTGAGAATCGGGAAACGCTCATCGTCGGCACCATCGTCGCTGAGCTTCCCTCGAGCTTCATGGATGCCCTGTTGGCTGAAATAACTCTACCGCCGAGGTTCTGATATGCGAGCCGGAACCCTACGCAACAAAGTCATGATATCGCGGCCCGTGATGGTCCCAGGCACGACCGGAAGCCCGATAACGGAATGGGATGAGTTCTGCCGCCCCTGGGCCGAAGTCAAGGGCGTATCCGGCCGGGCGTTTCTGGCCGCCAGCGCCGAACAGTCGGAAGTCACTTTCGAGATTCGCATGCGCTACCGCGCAGACATTACCGCCGGGCTGCGCGTGACGCATCACGGCACCACCCTGGAAATCGTCGCCCCGCTGCCGGATGAACGCCGCCAGTGGCTGCGCCTGATGTGCAAGACGGTGAAACCCTGATGGACGTATCGCTTGACGTGATCGGCCTCGACGCCCTGGGCGATGACTTCCTGCAGCTCAGCCAGGCCCTGCAGCGCAAGGTTGCGCGCGAGGCCGTGCTGGCCGGTGCGCGGGTGGCGCGCGACAAGGTGCGCGAGTCCGCCCCGGTGCGAACCGGCAAGCTCAAGCGCGGCACCGTGGCCACCGTGGCACGGCGCAGCGATACCCCCGGCGAAGCCGTGGCGGGCGTGAGGATCAGCGCGCCGCGTAGCGACAAGCTGGCCCCGTTCTACTGGCGGTTTATTGAGCTGGGCACCCGGCACATGATCGCCGCCCCGTTCATCCGTCCGACCTGGGACGCCAACCTGGCCGCCATCGAAGGCGCCGCCATCAGCCGCCTGGCCGCTGGCATCGACAAGGCCATCACCGGCCTCTGAGGCAACCATGTTTCTTGAAGAATCCATTTATGCCCGCCTGGGACCGCTGGCGGCTGGCCGGGTGTTTCCTGGCGTCGCGCCTGCGGATACGGCGCCGCCGTACATCACTTACGCCGTCGTGAGCGGCACCGAGGGTTTCACCTTCGGCGGGCCGGATGGCTCCGCGCGCGCCCAGGTGCAGGTCGACGTGTGGGCCGCCGACCACCTGCAGGCCCTGCAACTGGCCAAGGCCACCTTCGACGAACTGACCCGCGAACCCGCGCCCGGCTTTGGCTGCGGCGGCGTCCAGCGCCTGCCCGATGAGCGCGAAAGCGACCTCTACGGCATCCGCTGGGAATACACCCTAACCCCCGAGGAGTAACCCGCATGACCGCGAAGAAATCGAAAAGCCAGTCGGCGCTCGGCCTTGAACTGGGCATGACTGATACCGCGCAGACCGACCCCGCCGCCGCGGGTCTGGAATACGTCGAGCTGAATGTCGTTATCAAGGATATCGACCTGCAGGACGGCCAGACCGACGAGCACGAAACCACCACGTTCGCCAGTGACGCCAAGGAATACGAAGGCGGCCTGTCCGACTCGGCCAACGTCACCCTGGCCGGCAACTGGGCGCAGACCGACCCCGCGCACAAGGCCGTGATGAAGGCCAAGGATGACGCCGCCCTGCGCGCCTTCCAGATCAAGCACAAGGATGGCTCCACCGGCAAGTTCCTGGGCTTCGTCAAGCAATACACCTACAAGGCTTCGGCCGGTGGCGTGCTGGCCGCAACCTTCATGGTTCGCGTGAGTGGCAAGGTCATCTGGTCCGATCCCGTGGTGGGCCCGTAATGGCGGCCCGCAAGGCGGCGCCCGCTGCCTCGCTGCGCGCCCAGGTGGTGGACCCGTTCCGCAACCTGAAAAGCGAAGCCGTCGACGTGCCCGAATGGGGCGCCAAGGTCGTGGTGCGCGGCCTGAAACTCGGCGAGTGGCGCGAGTACAACCGCATGGCGGCCCTGCTGTCGCCGGCGCTGGCCGAGGGTGATGCCCAGGCCGATGCCGAGCGCGAGCGCGAGCCCTGGGAAGCCTTCGGCATCGCCGCGCTCTATGCGTTCGTGGTGGTGGCCAGCCTGCACGACGAGAACCGCGCCCCGGTGTTCAGTGCCGAGCCGGTCCAGCGTGCCCAGGATGTGGCCGAGGTGGCCGCGACCTTTTCCGCCGTGCATGACCGCCTCGCCGCCAAGGCCTTCGAGCTAAGCGGCATCGGCATGGCCGAGAAGGGCGAGGCGCCACCCGATCCGGTGGACGAAGCGGGAAACGGCTAAAGGCGGAGCCGGGGTTGGCCTTCGCGCTGACCCTGTGCCTTCGCCTGGGCAAGACCCTCGGCGAGCTGGATCAGATGCCCGTCGAGGAATTCAACCTGTGGCGCGCCTATGACCGCGAATCGCCGATCAGCGATATGCGGCATGATGTCATGGGGGCCATCATCGCGGCGGCACCGCTGCAGGCGGCCGGCGCGAAAGTCTCGGCTGCCGACATGCTGCCGCCCTGGGCGCGCGTCAGCGACGAGCAGGAGGCCGCCCAGGCGGAACCCGTGGACGCTGCCGAAACCTTCTTCGCCTTCCTGCGCGGCCGTGCAGCCGTGACAGCGAGTGCCGAGGCCGGGTGATGTTAGAGTGCCGCCTTTTGGGAGGGATACCTATGCGGAAACTTGGTCTGGTGCTGTCCGCTGTGCTGCTGCTCGGCTGTCAGAGCGAGGAAGAAAAGGCGCAGAAGGCTGCCGAGCTTCGGGAAATCAAACTGAATCGCGTGGCAGCTGATGCCGTGCGCCGAACATTGAAAGACCCGTCATCGGCAGAGTTTCGCAATCAGCGCGGGCTCTGCGGTGAGGTCAATGCCCGCAACTCGTTCGGTGCGTTTGGTGGCTTCCGCCGTTTCGTGGTTATCAGCGAATCAATGGTGATGACGGAAGCGGATATGCCACCGGATGCGTTCGCGCAACTTTGGGCGTCAGGCTGTAAAAGCTGACCGCTCGGTACTTCCAAAAGCCCGCCCTGTGCGGGCTTTCCTGTTTCTGAGGAATGCCCATGTCTGGACAAACGCTCCGCTCGCTGGTGGTCAGCGTTTCGGCTGAAACCAGTTCCTATCAGCGGGAAATGGCGCGAGCCAGCCGCATGGGGGGCAACTACCTGCGCACCATTGGCGATGGCAACCGCCAGGCCGCGAGCGGATGGCGGGCGCAACAGGCGGCGATTCAGGCGCAGAACAGCGCCCTGTCGGAACTGACGGCCAACGCCGGCAACTACGCCCGCGCCATGCTCGGCGCGCTGGCGGTCGGCAATGCCGTGGCCGAGGCCGACAACTGGGGGCAGGTGGCGTCGCGCCTGAAGATGGCCACCGCCTCGCAGGAGGAATACCGCGCCGTCTCCGAGAAGCTGATGGAGATCAGCGACCGGACCTACAAGCGTTACAGCGATCAAGCCGAACTGTTCATCACCTCGGCCAAGCGCATGCGCGACCTCGGCTACTCGACCGAAACCGTCACCGGCTTTGTCGACGTGCTGGCCTCGGGCCTGACGCTGAGCGCGACCAACGCCGAAAGCACCACCGAGGTCATCAAGGCCGCGGGCGAGGCGGTCGCGCTGGGCAAGCTGCAGGGCGACCAGTGGCAGGCCATGCTGACCAAGGCCCCGGCCATCGTCGAAGCCCTGGCCGAGGCCCTGGGCGTCACCAGCGCCGAGCTGGAAAACATGGCGCGCAATGGCGAGCTGGTCACGTCGAAGTGGCTGCCCGCGCTGATCAGCAAGCAGCAGGAACTCGCCGACAAGACCGAGGCCATGCCGACCACGGTGGCCGATGCGCTTACCCGGCTGTCCAACCATTACGCCCGCTGGCTGGGTGAGCAGAACGAAGCCAGCGGCGCCACCGCCAACCTGGCCGAACTGATCAACCTGCTGACCGACAACCTCGACGGCCTGGCCGTGGCGGTGCTGGCGGTCGGCGCCGGTGGGCTGACCAAATGGGCGGCCACCTCGACCGCCGCGCTACTGGCGGAAATCAACGCCGTGCGCGCATCCATTGGCGCCAACGTCGGCCGCGCGAAAGCCCAGCTCGACACTGCCACCGCCGCCGTGCGGGTGACGCAGGCCGAACTCGCCAGCGCCCAGGCGCACGCCCAGGCGACGCGCTTTACCGATGCCCACACCGCCGCGCTGTCGCGCCTGCGCCTGGCCAAGCTGGCCGACCGCGAGGCGACCCTGGCGCAGGCCACGGCACAGACCGCCTACAGCCGCGCCGCGGCCGTGGGTAGCCGCGCCGTTTCGGGGCTGCTCGGCGCCCTGGGCGGCCCGATGGGGCTGGCTATCCTGGCGGCCGGTACGGCGGCCAGTTTCCTGCTGTTCGCCGACCACGGCGACAAGGCCGCCACCGCCGCGGTGGACCTGAAACGCCCCATCGCAGAGCTGCGCGAGGAATGGGAAAAGCTCGCCGACGTACAGCGCCGGCCGATGATCAACAACCTGCTGCAGCAGCAGGCGCAGGCGCAGCAGGCGGCGCGCGATGCCCTGGCCGGGATCGGCCAGATCACCAGCGCGCCCGACCAGTACAGCAACAATTTCAGCGCCCCGCGGCGTGACCGCGTAGCGGCTACGCAGCAGTTCGGCACCCGCGTGCGTGCCGGCATGGATGTGGACGAAGCGACCCAGGCGCTGATCGAGGCCGTGGGGCCTAGCGAGGAACTGCGCGCGCAGATCGAGCAGCTGGCTGCCAGCTACGTCGAGCTGATCGCGCAGAGCCGCCAGGCCGGGGCTAGCGCGAACGAGCTGCAAGGCCAGATGCAGGGCCTTGGCGCGGCGATGGAAAACGTGGTCAGCCTGTCGCCCGAGCTGGCCAGCGGCTGGGAAAAGAAGATTGCCGGCCTCGCCGAACAGACCGCCAAGCTCAAGGACGCCAGCGCCCTGGGTGAGGTCAACCGGCAGATTCTGGCCGATGGCCTGGAGGACACCGCCGCCGGCCGCGTGCTGGCCGAGCGTGCCCGCGCCGCAGCCGCCGCGGTGGACGCTGAGCAGCAGCTGAAAACCGAGCGGGAGGAAGCCGCCCGCGCCGCCAAGAGCAGCGCCGAGGAAGCCGCCCGCGCGGTCAAGCAGCTGAACGACGCCCACACCCGCACCCTGGCCACCCTGCAGCAGCAGGTCGCCATGCACGGGCAAAGCACCGAGCTTGCGCGCATCCGCTACGCGACCACCGAAGGCGAGCTAAAGGCGCTGACGGCCGCGCAAAAAAGCGAGCTGGAACGCGCTGCCGCCGCCAAGGATGCGCTTGATGCGCAGCAGGCCTACAAAAGCCTGATGGACGGCGCGCAGACCGCCGAGGAACGCCTGCTATCGCAGATGCGCGAGCGGGTGCGGCTGCTCAACGAAGCCCGCGCGGCGGGCGGCGTCACGCCCGAGCAGTACGACGCCGCGCGCGATCAATTCAGCAAGGCGGCCATCACCAAGGCGCCGACCTTCGGCGGGCTGGATGCCAGCGTGGGCGGTGCGGCCGGCGAGCTGGTCAAGGTCGCCGAGGCGCAAAAGGAGCTGGAGAAGTGGCGCGACGAGGAACTGGCCCGGCAGAAAGCCTTTCTCGACGAAAAGCTGATCAACGAGCAGCAGCACGCCGCGCGCGTGACGGAAATCACCACCGAGAACAACGCCAGGCTGGCCAGCCTGGGCGATGCCTACAAGGTCGCGACGCTGGGCATGTTCGCCGACGTGACGGGTAACGCGGCGGACATGATGAAGCAAATGGCCGGCGAGGGCTCGGCGGCCTACAAAGTGCTGTTTCTGGCCAGCAAGGCGGCGGCCATCGCGCAGGCCGTCGTCAGCACGGAAGTCGCGGCGGCCAAGGCTCTGGAGCTGGGGCCGATTATGGGTATCCCTGCGGCCTCGCTGATACGCGGCCTGGGGTATGCGTCGGTCGGGATGATCACCGCTACGTCGATCATGGGCATGGCGCACGACGGCATCGACAACATCCCGCGCGAGGGCACCTGGCTGCTCGATCAGGGCGAACGGGTGGTCGACCGGCGCACCAATGGCGACTTGAAAGCCTTTCTCGCCCGCCAGCCGGCGGCCAACGAGGGCGGTGCTTCGGCGGCGCCGGTGCAGGTGCTTATTAAGATCAGCAACGAGGGCGCGGCGCAGGCGGAAACGCCGCCGGGCATGGAGCAGTTCGGCGCGGAAATCGGCCGTTTCGTTGAGCGGAAATACCGCGAGCTGCTGGCCCGCGATCTGCGCACCGATGGCGCCATCGGCCGCCACCTGAACGGGAGAGGCTAATGCCCCTGGAAACCTTCACATGGTCGCCGCAGCTGGGCGCCACCGGCACCGAAGACGAGCGCACTCGGGTGGCGCAGTTTGCCGATGGTTATGCCCAGGTGGTCGGCGATGGCATCAACAGTACGTCGCACAGCTGGCCGCTGAGCTTCAAGGGGCGACCGGAGTATGTCCTGCCGATCCGCGACTTTCTGCGGCGCCACGGTAAGGCCAAGGCCTTTTTGTGGACGCCGCCGCTTGGTGAGCTGGGCCTGTACAGGCGCGGCGAAATGACCCTGACCGGACACGGCAAGGTTTACACCCTAGCCGTCACCTTCGAGACGGCCTATCACCCGTGAGGGCAGCATGACACAACAAATCATCAACCTCGGCGCCACCGGCAGCGGCGCCGGCGGCGACAGCGCCCGCACGGCGTTCGAAAAGGCGGTGGCCAACTTCGCCGAGCTGTACATCGCGGCGCTGCCAAGCACGGCGGCGCAGAAGCAGGCGGCGCGGGATATGTTCGGGCTAGGGACGGCGGCGACCAAGGCGGTGCAGACCTACCAAATCGACACCACTACCGGGGCGCTTATGGGAGTAGGGGCTTTTGGGCTGGGACGTATGCTTGATCTACGCAATACTGTGTTTGAAGCAGGTTCCCCCGCTGACGTGTTCGGTAAGGGCATGGTTACCGGGTTCGCCCGAGGTGGCCCGGACGGCCTGGCAATCCCTGCTATTCCCGGTAGTGACGTGTTCGGCATCCTGACTGCCTACGGGCATTGGGTGGATGCGTTTGGCGCGGCGGGTGCCGCATGGCGAGAGTTCAGAACAGGTGGTTCTCTGTCGCGGGTGTTCCACCAATGCCAGACGGGGGGCGCATGGTCGCAATGGCGTGAGGTATTCAACACCGCCAACATCCTCGGCACCGTCTCCCAGTCCTCTGGCGTACCCACTGGCGCCATTATCGAGCGCGGCAGCAATGCGAACGGGGAGTATACGAGGTGGGCGGACGGGACGCAGATTTGCTGGTTGGTTGTCGAGGAAACCTTGGCAGTCATCGATGCCTACGGCGCGAGCAGATATGGCTGGCGCGGGTGGACTTTTCCTGCCGGATTTAGTGCGCAACCAGAAATAGCAGCCAGCGCGAGAACTACGGCGAATCTGCTGGCGGCAGTTCCGCTGGATTTGCCAGGGTACGGGTCAAATACCTCATGTAATTGGGCATTCGTGGATGTGGCGGGGGCTTCGCACACAGGGCCTGCACGCATGACCTTCTCTGCCAAGGGCCGCTGGAATTGAGTAGTGAAGTACACCGATAAGTAACCAGGAAATCCATATGCACATCACTCTATCCCCCGTCCGCCTGGACGACACCCTAACCGCCACCCGCGCCGGCGACGTGCTGACGCTTAACGGCGAGCCCTTCGATTTCTCGCCACTGCCCGACGGTGCCACGCTGCCGGCCGAGGCCATCGCATCCGACTGGATCACCGGCCCCGTCTCGCGCATTGATGGCGAGCTGCACCTGACCCTGCGCCTGCCGCACGGCCCGAACCCTTCGCAGGCTGTGGCGTTCCCTGAGCCTGTGACGGTCACGCAAGACGGCCCGATTGCGCTGCCATTCGACCCGCCTCCGCCAGAGCCCGAGCCCATGCCGGAACTGGAGCCAGAACCCGCCGAGGAACTGCCCGCATGAACATCGACTTTTCGCAACTGATCACCGCCGAAGACAAGGCCCAGCAGGCCGCCCAAGCGGCCCGCGAAGCCTGGAAGGCACGCCGCGCCGAGGCGGTGGCCGCGATCAAGGTCACCACCACCAGTGGCCGCGTGTTCGATGGCGACGAGGCCAGCCAGGGCCGCATGGCTCGCGCCATCCTGGGCCTGCAGGAAGCCGGCGAGGGTGCGACCGTCACCTGGGTGCTGGCGGACAACACGCCGGTGGCCGTGACCGCCGCCGAGCTGTCCGAGGCCCTGAACCTGGCCGGCGCCGAACAGGCGCGCCTGTGGGTGGCCGACCATGAATAAATTGGACGTCGAGGTCTACCACGCCCGCTATGGCCGCCGGCCTTATTGGCTGGCCCTGCTGATCGCCCTAGATCAGCTGCTGAACGCGCTGCTGTGGGGCTACGTCGACGAAACGCTGTCGAGCCGGGCCTACCGTAGCGCCCAGTTGCGCACGCCGGCGAAACGCCGCTGGCGGCTGGCTGAGCGGCTGATCAATACGCTGTTCTGGCGCGACCGCGTGGGTGAGCTGCGACATTGCCAGCTGGCGTACCTGGGCGAACTGGCGCGCGAGCATTCGCCGCCGTCACCCGTCACGCCGCCCAACGAAGCCCCGCCCCGTGCGGGGCTTGCCGTTTCTGGAGACTGAGCCATGAGCTTTAACGCCGACGTGCAGCTGCTGGAACCCGGCAGCGAGGTGCGCTTGATCGAGGTTGATTGCACGGCCTTCGGTGGGGAGGTGCTGCGCTTCCACGGGCATGCGGTGGCGCATACGCCGGCCGAGCTGCTGGCGGTGCAGGCTTCGGGCGAGGAGCTGCGCGCCAAGTCGATCTGGTGGCAGGGGCACGAGTACCGCGCCTGGCCCGTGCAGATCGAGGGGCTGGATATCAGCGGGGATGGCCCGGCGCCGTCGCCAACGCTGAGCGTGGGCAATCTCGACGCCTCGATCACCGCGCTGTGTCTGGCATTTGCCGACCTGGCACAGGCGCGGGTCACGATCCGCGACACCTTTGCGCACTACCTGGATGCGCGAAACTTCGCCAATGGCAACCCGGACGCCGATCCGACCCAGGAAAAAAACGACGTGTGGTATGTCGACCAGAAAACCGGGGAGAACGGCACGGCGGTGCAGTTCGCGCTCAGCTCGCCGGCGGACGTGCAGGGCCAGCAGATACCCGCCCGGCAGATACATGGGCTGTGTCATTGGGCTATGTGCGGCGAGTACCGGGGCGCCGACTGCGGCTACACCGGCGGGCCGGTGGCCGAGCTGGACGGCACGCCCACCGACGACCCCGCCCGCGACCGCTGCGGCGGCCTGCTCGGCGACTGCAAAGCGCGTTTCGGCGCGAATAACCCGCTGCCCTTCGGCGGCCATCCGGGCGCTGCCCTGCTGAGGTAATGCCAATGCGCAAACACATCCTGACCGCCGTGCGTAAGCACGCAGCGGCCGAGCACCCGCGCGAGTGTTGCGGGCTGGTGGTGCAGATCGGCCGGCGTCAGCGCTATGTGCCGTGCCGCAATCTGGCCGAGGGCGCCGCCGGCGCCGACCGTTTCACGCTCGACCCGGCCGACTACGCCGCTGCCGAAGACCTGGGCACCATCGTCGGCGTGGTGCATTCGCACCCCGACGCCACCAGCCGCGCGAGCGCCGCCGACGTGGCGCTGTGCAACGCCGGCAGCGTGCCCTGGTACATCCTGAGCTGGCCTGAGGGCGACCTGAACACGTTGCTGCCCTGTGGTGGCGTGCCGCCGCTGGTGGGGCGCCCGTTCGTGCATGGCACCGACTACGACTGCTACGGGCTTATTCGTGGGTTCTACAAGCTGGAATACGGCATCACGCTGCCGGACTACCCGCGCGACGACGAGTGGTGGACTCGTGGCGAAAACCTCTACATGAAGCTGTTCCGCGAGGCGGGCTTCGAGGAGGCCACCGGCCCGCTGCAGCGTGGCGACGTGGTGCTGATGCAGGTGCAGGCGCCAGAGGTCAATCACGGCGGCGTGTACCTGGGCGATGGCCAGCTGCTGCACCACCTGTATGGGCAGCTGAGCGGCCCGGTGGCCTACGGCGGCTATTGGCAGGAACGCACCGCGCTGGTGGTGCGCTACAAGGGGGCGGCATGAACGGTAACGCAGTGCGCACGGTGCGCCTGTATGGCGTGCTGGGGGCGCGGTTCGGTCGGGTGTTCCGCCTGGCGGTGGCCAGTCCCGCCGAGGCGGTGCGCGCGCTCTGCGCGCAGCTGCCGGGCTTCGAGCAGTACCTGGCGGGCAGCCGCGAGCGCGGCCTGACCTATGCCGTGTTCTACGGCCGCCGCAACCTGCGCGAGGACGAGCTGCAGCTGGCCGGCACCCGCGAGGATATCCGCATAGCGCCGGTGCTGATCGGCAGCAAGAAGGGCGGCGTCTTCCAGACGGTGCTCGGCGCCGTGCTGGTGGGTGTCGGCCTGATGACCGGCCAGCTGTGGCTGGTGGCGGTAGGTGGCGGGATGATGGTCGGCGGCGTGGCGCAGATGCTCGCGCCGCAGCCCAAGGGCTTGACCACCGGCGAGGACGCCGCCAACACCGCGAGCTATGCCTTCGGCGGGCCGGTGAACACCACCGCCCAGGGCAACCCGGTCGGCCTGCTGTACGGCAAGCGCCGGATCGGCGGTGCAATAATTTCCGGCGGCATCTACGCCGAAGACCAGCAGTAGCCACCACCCGCCCCACCCGCAGCCCGGCCCTCGCGCCGGGCTTTTTTATGCCCCAAGGAAAAGCCCCATGACCGCAGCAGTGTTAGACGCCGGCACCGGCCGGGTGCGCCCGCTGGCAGGCCGCAAGGGCGGCGCGCAAACCCCGCGCACGCCTGTGGAAGCCCCAGACAGCGTGCGTAGCGTGGCCTATGCCAAAGTGCTGGTCGCGCTGGGCGAAGGCGAGTTCGCCGGTAATGGCTCCGGGCAGATCGACGGGCGCGATATCTATCTGGACGGCACGCCGATCATCGCGCCGAACGGCACGGTGAACTTTCCCGGCGTGACCTGGGAGTTTCGCCCAGGCACGCCCCACCAGACGCATATCGCCGGGCTGCCCTCGGTCGAGAACGATCAGGCGGTCGGCGTCGAGCTGCGCAGCGGCGTGGATTTTGTCCGCGCGCTGAGCGACCCGCAGTTGTCCGCCGTGCGCCTGCGCTTTTCGTGGCCCGCGCTGCAGCAGCAGAAGGCGAACGGCGACGTGGTGGGCTACCGGATCGACTACGCCATCGACGTGGCCAGCGCTGGCGGCGCCTATCAGCAGGTGGCCAGCTACAGCCTGAGCGGCAAGAGCAAAAGCAAATACGAACGCACCCACCGCATCGACTTGCCGGCCAATGGCGCGCCGTGGCAGGTGCGGGTACGCCGCCTGACGCCCAACAAGGACAGCAACCTGATCGCCGACACGATGCGGGTCGAGGCGCTGACCGAGGTTGTCGACGCCAAGCTGCGCTACCCCAACACCGCGCTCTTGTTCGTGCAGTACGACGCGCAGCAGTTCCAGAACATCCCGCAGATTGCCGTCGAGACGCGCGGCCGGATTATCCGCGTGCCGACCAACTACGACCCCGAGTCGCGCAGCTATGCGGGGCTGTGGGATGGCACGTTCAAATGGGCGTGGACGGATAACCCTGCGTGGGTCTGGTACGACCTGGTTCTGGCCCCGCGCTTCGGCCTGGGCCGGCGCATCACCGCCGCCCAGGTGGACAAGTGGGAGCTGTACCGCATCGCCCAATACTGCGACCAGTTGGTGCCGGACGGGCAGGGCGGCCAGGAGCCGCGCTTTACCTGCAACGTGTATTTTCAGCAGCGCGCCGAGGCCTGGACGGTGCTACGCGACCTGGCGTCGATGTTCCGTGGCATGGGCTATTGGGCGAACGCGCAGATGGTGGCGATGGCCGACATGCCGCGCGAGGTGGATTTTGTCTACACCCGCGCCAAGGTGATTGGCGAGTTCAACTATGCCGGCGCCTCGCAAAAGACCCGGCACAGCATGGCGCTGGTCAGCTACGACGAGCCGGCCAACGGCTACAAGTCGGACATTGCGCCGGTATCGGAGCCGGCCCTGGTGCGCCGCTATGGCGTCAATCCGCTTGACCTGACCGCCATTGGCTGCACCCGCCGCAGCGAGGCAGACCGCCGTGGGCGGTGGGTGCTGCTGACCAACGTGGCCGACCGCTCGATTACGTTTCGCGTGGGGCTGGATGGTTACATTCCGCTGCCGGGTCGGATCATCGGCGTGGCCGACGAGCTGCTGGCCGGCCGCCCGCTGGGCGGCTTGATCAGCGCGGCGGCGGGGCGGCAGATCACCCTTGACCGCGACACCCTGGTGCGCGCCGGCGACCGCCTGGTGGTCAACCTGCCCAGCGGCGTGGCCGAGGGGCGCACGGTGCAGAGCGTGAACGGCCGCGTCGTGACCGTCACGACGGAATACAGCGTGCTGCCGCGCGCCCAGGCCACATGGGTGCTCGATGCCGCCGACCTGGCCATTCAGCAATACCGCGTCATGCGTGTGTCGCGGCCCGAACGCGGTGTGTTTGAAATCTCCGGCGTGCTGCACGATCCGGGCAAATACGGCGCGGTCGACAGCGGCGCGCGCATCGAGGCCCGGCCGATATCCGTCGTGCCGGCCAGCGTGCAGGCTCCGCCCGCCAGCGTGACGGTGGACAGCTATACGGCCATTGCCCAGGGGCTGGCGGTGACGACGCTGCGCGCGCAGTGGCCGGCGGCTGCCGGCGCGGTCGCCTACGAAGCCGAATGGCGCAAGGACGACGGCCAGTGGATTGCCGTCGCGCGCACGGGCGCGCTGGGCTTCGAGGTGCCTGGCATCTATGCCGGGCGCTATCTGGTGCGCGTGCGCGCGGTCAACCCGCTGGGCGTGGCCTCGCTGCCGGCGTATAGCGCGGAAACCCAGCTCAATGGCAAGGAAGGCGCACCGCCGGCACTGGCCTCGCTGACGGCCACGCCGATGGAGTTCGGCATTCGGCTGGCCTGGGCCTTCCCGGCCGAGGGCGCGGCCGATACCCAGCGTACGGAAATCGAGTACAACACCAGCCCCGCCGCCGAAGGCGTTATGCACCTGGGCGATTACGCCTACCCGACCAACAGCCACAGCATGGTCGGGCTGGCGGCGGGTGCGACGTTCCATTTTCGCGCGCGGCTGGTGGATCGCTCGGGCAACATCGGGCCGTGGTCGGCGTGGGTCATGGGGCAGTCGAGCGTCGAGGTTTCCAAGCTGCTGGCCGCCATCGCCGGGCAGATCAGCGAAACCGAGCTTGGCCAGCACCTGCAGGATCGCCTCGACTTGATCGACGGGGAAGGGCCGGGGTCGGTAAACGAGCGTCTGCAACAGGTGGTCGACGTGCTGGCCTACGACCCGGCAAAGGCGTATGCCAGCGGCGAGACGGTGCGCGCCGGGCAGCGGCTGTATCAGGCAGCCCAGGCGGTGCCGGTGGAAACGCCGCCGCCGAATGCCGCCTACTGGCTGGACATTGGCCAGGCCGTACAAGCCGCCAACGCGCTGGCCGGCCAGGTGTCGCAGAACACTGCCGCCATCGAGCAGACCGAGCAGGGTCTGCAGGCGCAGGCCGAGCGGATCGACGGGGTTTTCGCGCAGATCAATCCGCCGCTCGCTGGTGATAGCGGGTGGAGTGCGGGCAGCACGGCAGTGCTGGCGGGGGTGTGGTCGGAGCAGTCCGCCCGCGCGGCCGAGGATATGGCGCTGGCCGTGCGCATCGACTCGGTGACGGCCCAGGTGGGGCAGAACGCGGCGGCGATCACCGCCGAGCAGACCGCCCGCGCCGATGCCATTAGCGCGATGGCGTCGCAGGTCGAGACGCTGAGCGCCAAGGTGAACAACGACATTGCCGCCGCCCTGCAGAGCGAGGCCACGGCCCGCGCCGATGCAGACGGCGCCCTGTCGTCGCGCATCGATACGGCGCAGGCCAAGGCCGATAGCGCCTCGGCCTCGGTGCAGACCGTCAGCCAGGCACAGGCGACCACGGACGGCAAGCTGGCTGCGATGTGGTCGGTCAAGCTGGGCCTCACGGCTGACGGGAAGTACTACGGCGCGGGCATGGGGATTGGCGTCGAGAACACGCCGCAGGGGATGCAAAGCCAGGTGCTGTTCCAGGCGGATCGGTTCGCGGTCATCAACGTGGCAAACGGGCAGATCACCACGCCGTTCGTGATTCAGGGCGGGCAGGTGTTCATCAATTCGGCGGTGATCGGCGACGGCACCATCGACATGGCCAAGATCGCCACGGCACTGCAGTCGACCAACTATGTGGCCGGCCAGCAGGGGTGGAGGCTGGATAAAAATGGAACCCTGGAGTTCAACGGCTCCGTAGCTGGCGGAGGCCGACTGTCGATGGATAACCAAAGCATCCGGGTTTATGACCAGAACGCCACACTGCGAGTGAAAATAGGGAAATTGCGGTGAGTGAATTCGGGATAGAAATATTCGATGCAGAGACGAACCTTGTTCTTGGAATGCAGCACTTCACTATCCAAGAAATATTTAAGGTGGATATTCCAAAGCAGGGGCGAGGGGTCGTACAGAGCGGGTATCGATCGGACTACATGGAGTTTTCTGTGCCGGGTTACGACCCGGCAACCTGCTATGTGGTTATCAAGCCGTCCGTTTATGCTGGATATGACCAGCCTGGGTATGACGACGGGTTCGGGTTTACTCCGACGTTCCGAGATATAGGCCCCGGAAGGATTGGGATAGTTACCTACGTCAACTGGAGGGAATACAGAAATGACAATTGGTATTACTACAACAGAACGAACACGGTTGCCGCGTCTGTTGTGGTTGTTAAGGTGCTCGGCTAATGGATGACTTCGGCTTTGAGGCGGTCAATGACGGGGGCACAGTAACCGTATCCAGTAACACGAGGCTGCTGGTGTTTTCAGAGCGAGGCACTGTGCGAATTCGCTCTGCGTACTCAGACAAGCCAGGGTATGGCTCGGTTACGCTACAGAAGCCAATCAGGACGATGACCACGCCAGAGATTTTCGTGCGGGTGCAGTCACATAACCGAGACATTGTTTCGGTGTACTTCACGTTTATCGGCGGCCCTGGCAATTGGACCGGGTTCAAGATAACTGCTGCAGCCGGCTCTACAAATAACTTGATTGATCACACGCTTGAGTTCGTGGCCTGTAAGTATTCGGATAGCCCAAGCGCCGAAACCTATGGCATGGAATTCTACAGCGCAGACGGCTCCGGCGATGTGCTGTTCAACTCGACCGATAAGCCGGTCATATTCGACCGATTTACTAAGCTGTGGCAATACGCCTGGAGCGGTAGTAGTTCTATTGATATTTACAAGACCGGTATAACGATGGCCGTCGACGACTTTGTCAGCGTATCCGGCTTCGACCGAGGCTTGGTTTTTTTTGGCGATGCCGATTATGCAGGGCTGCGGCTGATCAGCGGAAATGCCCGCGTTATCGAAATGACGGTCAACCACCACCCCACGCCGCAGTTCCAAGACCCCATCATGGGCACCGCGTTTAACTACTGCGCTCCGATCTGCAAGTTCCCGGCCAGCATTTACCACAACTGACCTTCGGTCTGATGGGTTTGGGTTCCTGCTGGGCCGTGGTAGGCGAGGAATGGCGCCTGGATTTACCAGCAAGGCCCAGGCGGGTCGGTGTTTCTCGACAAGAGGAACGTGCGGGCGGTATTTGCGCAACTGTTCATCGCGTCGGGCTTGGAATAAATTAGGAGTGGCAATTTGCCATTTAAAGAGGTGGCGCGGTGGGAGAAGCTAAACGACGCAGGTTGTCCGATCCACTGTTCGGGAAGGTTAGGGAGGAACAGAAGTTCCGAGGGGTAATACTCACCAATCCCATGCGCATCGATGGTGCGCAAATCCAATTTGGTGGCGGGCTTCATCCAGAAGAGCTTCGCTACGCCTTGCTGTTTTGGGATCGGATCGTATGGCCGTCTTCGCGTCTGATCTATGTAGATGGTGGGCCTGATTCAGAATATTTGGAAAGTGCAGGAGTGCTTTCTCGACCGGACTACAGCATCGACGGTTGTGCAGCACAGGGCATGCTCGCAGGGGTCCTCGCTGCACATCAAGATCTCTCGCGAGAAAATCCGCGCGCGTGGGCGTTGCTAGAGGGGCCAAACTCAATCTCTTTTGATAGAGAAGAAGCGGGGCGCCCCCGAGGGTTGGGCGTCGACCTCGTCAAATGCATCCCTGTTCCGGTTGGAGATGTGCCGTTAGCAGAAATTTTAGAATTTAAACATCGGCGTCGCGACGAATTGCTTTTGCTGCGTGCTGAGCTTGAACGTTTGAACAGTCTTGCACTGCTATCCAACGACCCTGAGGAGTTCATCTATCTCGCCATGCAAGACATTGATAAAGCCACCCGGGACGTTTTGGCTGTATCGAGGGAGTGGCAGTTTCCAGTGGCATTGGCAGATAAACGGATTGAGTTTGCGCCTGATCTGACGAAGGCTGCAGCCAATGCAGCAACGGCCGCCGCGGTGGGCACGCTGCTGCTTGAGGCGGTTATGCCGCTAAGCTCAGCAGTTCTCTCAAGTGCCGCAGCAGTCGTTAGTCAATTCAAGCTGTCAGCCACTCCTAAGTTCGTAGGCGTCCGAAGATCCCTTGGGCCGTACGCATACGCATATCGCATCCATAAAGAACTCGGCGTCTTCTAACGCAGCAGCAATTGGCTGAGCCCGCTTCCAGGCGGGCTTTTTTTTGCCCGGAGATTAACCATGCCTCGAATATCAGCTGCCCAAGCGGGCGGCACAAACATGCTCGCATTTCTGGACCTGATCGCATGGTCTGAAGGCACCGACGATGGTCGTCAGCCGACGCGCGATCACGGCTATGACGTCATTGTCGGCGGTTCACTGTTCGACTCCTACGCCGATCATCCGCGCCGCTTGGTAAACCTACCTGGAATTGGCATCAAGTCCACCGCTGCTGGCCGATACCAGATCCTGGCGCGGTACTGGGACCACTACCGAAAGCAGCTCGGACTCTCTGGGGGGTTTACGCCACTGAATCAGGACCGCATTGCTTTGCAGCTGATCCGCGAATGCAAAGCGCTGGAAGATGTCAGGAGCGGACATATCGCTGAGGCTATCCACAAATGCCGTAGCCGCTGGGCTTCTCTACCTGGGGCAGGGTACGGGCAGCACGAGCACAACGTCGGCAATCTGCTGGCCGCGTACTCAAAGGCCGGAGGAGTGCTCGCATGATCGGGACGCTGGTGGAACGCAGCACCATATACGGGTTGCTGGCTGCAATGTGCTTCGCAGCCGGGTGGAAGGTGAACGGCTGGCGCCTGGGCGAGGGCATCGCTCAGCACCAGGTGGAAACGGTAAAGGTTGTTCGAGTGATCGAGCGAAAACAGCAGGCGGTTGCGGACATAGAAGGGAAGAAAGGCCATGACGAACTTGAAGATCTGCGGCGCGCTGCTGATCGCGCTAGGTTTACTGCTGCAGGGCTGCGGGTCGAAGCCGGCCGGCTGGCCACTCAGCTCGCTACCTGCAATGCCGGAACTGCCGGCGAGCGCCAGGCAAGGGCAGACGCCGCCGCAGTGTTTGCCGACGTGCTTGGAGAGATGGAATCAGAAGGCCGCGCAATGGCAGAAGCGGTTAGCCGCGCCAGGAGCGCAGGGCTCACCTGTGAGCGGGTATATGACGGAGTGAGGGCCGCGCCCAGTCGCTAG